TGAGTTCCCAGGATCTGAGGGTTATGATGCAGAGGATTTCTCAATTCTCTGCAAAGCCGCCCAGTTACCTGCGTCGAACATCGCATCAATCGATGTTCCTTTCAGAGGTAGAACTTTTAAGGTTGCTGGTGATAGAACCTTTGATACCTGGACCGTCACTGTAATTAACGACATTGACTTCAGAATTCGTACTGCCATGGAAGCATGGATGCAATCCATCGGACAATATGCTGATGGATCTGGTTCAACCGACCCTGCAGACTATCAAGTCGATGCAGTTGTTAAACAGTTCACTAGAGCTGCTTCAACACTTAACAATGTTGAAGGTGCTGGAATGGAAGTTGCTAAGCAATATAAGTTCTATAGCATTTTCCCAACCAACATCTCTGCCATTGATCTGTCTTACGATTCTGCAGACACTATTGAAGAATTCACTGTTGAATTCCAAGTTCAATATTGGTCACCATTTACGGGTGAAAACTGATCGACTAAATAATAGCGATTAGTTCAGAAGACTATAATGTCGTCAAAATTATTTGGGTTCTCGATTGAGGACAATGAACCACTAAGCAAGAGTACAGTATCCCCCGTTCCTCCCAATAATGAGGACGGGGTTGACCACTACTTGACTAGTGGTTTTTTTGGTTCTTATGTTGACATCGAAGGCGTATTTAGAACGGAGTTTGATTTAATCAAACGCTATCGTGAGATGGCTTTACATCCCGAAGCAGATAGTGCTATTGAAGATATTGTAAATGAAGCAGTTGTTTCGGACACTAACGATACGCCTGTTGAAATTGAACTGTCAAATCTTAATGCTAGTGATGGTATTAAGAAAAAGATTCGTGAAGAGTTTAAATATATTCTCTCATTATTAGACTTTGATAAAAAGGCACACGAAATTTATAGGAATTGGTATATTGATGGAAGACTTTACTATCATAAAGTCATCGACTTAAAGAATCCCCAGGCAGGTATTCAAGAGTTGCGTTACATTGATGCAATGAAAATGCGTTATGTTCGCCAACAAAAACAAAAAGTAGATGATAAACTTCGTCTTGCTAATATGAATTCGGACAATCCGTTGGAATATGAATTCCCGGAGATTGAAGAGTATTTTATTTACAATCCAAAAGCAGTATATCCTACTGGAAGCCCCAGTGCAATGACTGGTGGCAATAAGGGGATCAAAATGTCAAAGGATTCCATCACATATTGCACATCTGGTCTTGTAGACAGAAACAAAGGAACTGTTCTTTCTTATCTTCACAAAGCAATTAAATCACTCAATCAACTTCGCATGATTGAGGATTCTTTGGTCATCTATCGTTTAAGTAGAGCACCAGAACGTAGAATTTTCTATATTGACGTTGGTAATCTTCCAAAAGTTAAAGCAGAGCAATATCTGCGTGATGTTATGACCAGATATCGCAACAAACTTGTCTATGATGCATCTACGGGAGAAATACGTGATGACAAAAAATTCATGTCAATGCTTGAAGATTTTTGGTTGCCTCGCAGAGAAGGCGGAAGGGGAACAGAAATCTCAACTCTGCCAGGCGGCCAAAACCTTGGAGAAATCACTGATATTGAATACTTTAAGAAAAAACTCTACAGATCCCTTAATGTTCCACCCTCAAGAATGGATGGGGAAGGTGGGTTTAACTTGGGTAGATCTTCTGAAATCCTGAGAGACGAACTCAAATTTACCAAGTTTGTTGGACGTTTGAGAAAGAGATTCTCAAATATGTTCAATGATATGCTGAAGACTCAGTTACTTCTGAAGAACATAATTACTCCAGAAGATTGGGAGATGATGAGTGAGCACATTCAATATGACTTCCTATATGACAATCACTTCTCTGAACTTAAGGATTCAGAACTTCTTAATGAGAGGTTGAATAGTCTGCAAGCTGCAGAACCTTATATTGGTAAGTATTACTCTCAGGATTATGTCCGTCGCAATATTCTTCGTCAGACCGATGAAGAAATCCTTGAGCAAGATGCATTGATTAAAAAGGAGATTGAAGCAGGTATTATTCCAGATCCAAATGCTCCTATTGATCCAGAAACTGGAGCACCACTAGATTCGTCTGCAGACATGGATTTAGGTAAACCCCAAATGGAACCAGAAGTTGATGGTTCTGCAGCAGAAGCTCCAGAAATTCCTGATGGTGGGGAAATATAAATACACATAGTTCCTTATTAATTTAACAATGGATGAATTAATTGATGCGATTACGGCAGATGAGTCTCCGGCAGATATTAGCGATAAGATTAAAGAAATCTTATTTGGTAAGTCTGCAGAAAGAATTGATGCCTTTCGTCCAGTAGCAGCAAAATCTATGTTTGGTGATGATACTGAAGTAGAGGGTGAAATTTCTTCCGAAGACGAAGAATAAATAAATAACTACTAAATGAATTATAAAGAATAATGGCTCTTAATCCGGTTGGCATTTGTACTGCCATTTCTACATCAGGTTCCGCCGCAGCTTCTACTGTTCTTACTCACCAGAGTCAGTATCTCAGATGTGTTGCTGTTACTCAAGGAGCCCATGTCGCAATTGGCACAAATCCAACTGCGACGCCAGCAAACTTTTTCGTATCAACTTCAGATCCAGAAATAATTTGTCTCCATAAACCAGCAGCTCAAAGAGTTGTTGGTATTGAGACTGGTTCTACAACAACTCTGAGTTTTCCAGAAGGTGTTATTGGATCGCCATTTGCAGTTGGAGAAGCAGTTGCTTTGACTGTAACTGGTCAAAGTGGTTTTGATTTTTCAAACAAGATTGTTCTTAGTATCACTCAACAAGCTACATCTGAACCTTACGTAACAAAGGTTGTGATTAATCACGACTCATCATCAGGTGCTCCAGACCAGACTAGAGATGGACTTGGAACTTACGCTGAACTGAGAGGAGTGTTTAAAGTTTCCGCACTTGGTCTCGGTAGCGGAACTCTTTATATCCAACAAGTTCAGGAAACCTGAAGGAGAAACAAATGAAACTAATCAGAGAAGAGATAGAAAAGGTAGAGGTTATTACCGAAGAAAAGAACGGTAAAAAAACTTTATATATACAGGGACCTTTTCTTCAAACCGAACAAAAGAATCGTAATGGTAGGGTTTACCGCCGTTCCGTAATGGAGCGTGAGGTCAAAAGATATACTGATGATCACATTGCTAAAGGTCGTGCTTTAGGAGAACTGGGACATCCTGATGGCCCAACTATTAATCTCGACCGCGTTTCTCATAAAATCATTTCTCTTGAGCAAAAGGGAAATGACTTTATTGGTAAGGCACAAATCTTATCCACTCCTATGGGCAAAATTGCAGAATCTCTTCTGAAAGAAGGAGTTTGTCTTGGTGTTTCTTCTAGAGGCATCGGTTCACTTCGTCAAACTAAAGAAGGATATTCTGAAGTTGGTGAAGACTTTATGTTAGCAACTGCTGCTGATATCGTTGCAGATCCTTCTGCACCTGATGCTTTTGTTCAGGGAATTATGGAAGGTAAAGAATGGGTTTGGGAAGGTGGTATCCTTCGTGAGCAAATTGCTACAAAAACTGCAAAGAGAATCAACACTCTTGTAGATCAAAGAGCACTTGAAGAGCATAAAATTAATCTCTTCAATGATTTTCTCAATAGTCTATAAGTAGTGCTTCTTACATAAAATATTTTAATTTATAAATAAATATAGATTTAAACACAGGAAAAATCCGGAGAGTTCAAATGTCTAGTGGCAACAATTTACAAGAAATGGAAGTAGGCACGAAGCAATCCAAGACCGCTGTTAATGCTGGTGCAAAGGCAGCGGATCCTATGCCAACGCTTCAAGGAGACGGATCTCAACTCGGCGCAGTTGAAGATCTCGGCGGTCCTACTCCTGAAAACTACAGATCAGATGATGATTCAGCAAAACTGAAGACCCCTGGCGGCACCCTTAAGCAAGTTAAGGATGTTGTTAATAAAGGTGCTAAGCCTGCTGATGCAATGAAAGGCGTCAAGGAAGAAGAAGAACTTTCTGACGAAGAAGTAGTTGCAGAAGAAGAGACCACCGAAGAGGAAGTAGTCTCTGAAGAAGAGATTGCTGAAGAGGAAGAAGTAGAAGTAGTTGCCGAATATGATATTGAAGAGGATGTAAATGCTCTTCTTCAAGGCGAGGAACTCTCCGAAGAATTCCAAGAAAAAGCAAAAACCATCTTTGAAACTGCTATCAATGCTAAGGTAGCAGCTATCAGAGTTGAAATGGAAGAGCAACTCAACGCTCAGATTGCTGAAGAGCAAGAAAAGATCGCTGAGGAGTTCGCTACTGTTAAAGAGGCACTCGCTGAGCGTGTTGACTCTTATCTTGAGTATGTTGCTGACGAGTGGTTTGAAGAGAACGCACTCGCAGTTGAATCCGGTCTGCAGACCGAAATGACTGAATCATTCCTGACTGGAATGAAGTCACTTTTTGAAGAACATTATGTAACAATCCCTGAAGACAAATATGATGTGCTTGAGAGCATGGTAGAAAAACTTGATGACATGGAGACAAAACTCAACGAGCAGATTGAGAAGAATGTTTCCCTTAACAAGCGTCTCGCAGAGTCGGTTGCTGAAGGAATCCTCGATAACGTTTCTGAAGGTCTTGCTGAGACCCAGAAAGAGAAGCTCGCCTCACTTGCAGAGGGTGTTGAGTTTGAAAGTGAAGCAAAGTATCGTGAAAAGTTGGAGACGCTGAAGGAGTCATATTTCTCCTCAACTAAAGCAACTTCAACCGCTAACAAGACTGAGACTCTCTCAGAAGGTGTAGAGTCTGGACATGAGTCCTACTCAGGTTCAATGGCTGCATACATGAAGACTCTCGGGTCTTTTAGCAAGTCCTGAATTTAATATTAATTCAAACTGTAAACATCCACACTTAAAGGAAAAAGCAAATGTTCCATTCTGAGCATCTGCAGGAAAAGTGGGCACCTCTCCTCGACCACGAGGGTGGAATCAAAGATTCCCATCGTAGAGCTGTTACCGCTGTCCTGCTCGAAAACCAAGAAAAATTCCTCCATGAGCAAAATGCTTTTGGACACTCAGGTCTCCTGAACGAAG